ATCAGATCCCCGCCGGCGGCGTGCTGGCCGTCGATTCGTCAATGGATGAATCGCTTTACTGCGGCGTAAGGGCGCAGCGCGTCGACGAGGACATAATTGGAGTCACCGTGGAGTTTCTGGCCGATTCCCTGTCGGGTTGTTGGAAGGCCATTACCCAAGCAGCTGCCAGCTGCGACAAAGTCGCGCTCACGCCGTCGCTGTTTGACATTGCCCCGCCGGCGCTCGAGCGCAAAAAGGTGCAAGTCGGGTATGCCGAGCTCGCCACCCACACCGGCACGATTCGGCAGCTGATAACCGAAGGCCGCATTGTCCACACCGGCGAGGAAATGCTTGCCGAGCATGTCGACCGCGCCGTTGGCGTCAAGACCCAGCGCGGTTATGCCCTGTCGTCGCAGCGAAGCTCGGGCCCGATCACACTAGCTAGGTGCATGATCTTTGCTGCTTCACTGGTGGCGCGGCCGCAGTCCAGGGCAAAGCCTGCAATCGCATTCGGCAGGTAACATCGACCGCGCCTATGGGCGTCGGTGCCAGCAATGGCAAGGCTCATCACCTTCCCCGCCGGCGTTCATAGGTATCAAATCGTATCTTTAGCCGTGTTCGCTTGTAAATGACATACATGAGGGGCACGATTCAGTCATGGAGCTCTTCAAGAAGGTGAAGGCAACACCCGCCATGGCGTCGGCGCCGGTGGCCGCAGCTTCCGGAGCTCCACAGCCGGGGCACTTCATCGGCTACAGCGTGGGAGCCGCAGAAGATGCCGCGCTCAGCGTCCCCACGGTGTCTCGGGCGATCTCCCTCCTGAGCACCGTGGTGGCAACGCTGAATCTCAAGTCGTACACGCTTCAGTGGACCGGGCAGGAGTACGAGGAGCTTTACGTCGAGGGCGAATCATGGATGACGCGCCCCGATCCCAAGATCACGCGCAACTTCATTATGAGCAAGACGGCCCGCGACCTTATTCTGTACGGCCGCGCCTTCTGGATGATTACCTCGCGCTACTCGACCGGCTTCCCCGCCACGTTCCAGTGGCTTCCGGCAAACCTGTGCGACACGCCTGACAACGCGCCGCCGGAATGGTTCGGGCCTGCCGACAAGGTCAACTTCAACGGCATCCCCCTGGACACTTCCCAGCTGGTGCAATTCCTGTCTGGTTCGCAGGGGATCATTTACTCAGGGCGTCGCGCAATCCAGATCGCTCTGAGGCTTGATCAGTCTGCCGAGCGTTTCGCCACTAACGAGATCGCCGCCGGCTACCTGCAGCAGAAGGGCGGGGAGCCCATGAGCGGCGAGGAATTGGGCGAAATGGCCGCTGCCTGGGCGGCTAACCGGCGGACCAATGCAATCGGCGCACTCAACGAGCTGGTGTCATTCGAGTCGTTCGACGTCGACCCGTCAAAGCTGCAATTGGTTGAAGGACGGGAGTACCAGACCAAGGAATTGTCGCGGCTGATGGACATTCCCGCCTACCTGCTGGCCATTGACCAGTCGGGAATGACTTACGCCAATGCGCAGCAGGCGCGGCAGGATCTGATCCTGTTCGGCGCACGGCCGATCCTTCACGCCATTGAAGAGCGGTTGTCGATGGACGACGTTCTTCCCCGGGGCCGTCACGTTCGCTTTGCGATTGACGAATACCTTGAGGACTTCACTCACACCGAGGAAATGCCGGCCGAAATGCCAATCGACACCGTGGAGCAGGACACATGATCAGGTTCAACGCTGACAGCACGCTTATCACCGCTGAGGCCGGGGACGGCGAGCGCCCCGCCCGCATTGCGGGTATCGCCGTGCCTTGGGACACCGTGGCGACGGTTTCAGACGGCCAGCAGGTGAGGTTCGCCCGTGGCGCGTTCGATGTTGATCAGAAGCCCGCAAAGCTGATCGAAAACCATGATCTCACCCAGCTGCGCGGCGTGGTCGACACCTTGGTGGACGGCAACGAGGGGCTGGAGTTCGAAGCCACTCTTGCCGACACCAGGGCAAGCCGTGACGCCGTGGCGCTGCTGAAAGCCGGCGCGTATGACGCCGTCAGCGTGGGCGCTCACCCCATCAAGTTTACGACCGACCCCGAAGGGGTTATGACCGTCACCGAGGCGGCGCTGGTCGAGCTCTCTTTGGTCGCCGTTCCGGCGTTCAAGGAAGCGGTTATCACTCAGGTAGCCGCAACCGTCCCCGACCCGGGTGACGAGCAGCAGGAGCAGGACACCGACAACACCGAGCAGGAGCATGAGGAAATGTCCGAGGCCAAGATCGAGGCCGAGCCCATCGAGGCCGAGGCCACTATTCCGACCAACCCGATTCTGTACGCAGGGGCCAAGGCAGAGCTGCCGACTCCCGTGGAGTACCTCGCCGCAATGATCCAGGGCGGCCACGAGCTGGAGCGGGTGCAGGCCGCTGTTCGCGCCGCTGCGCCGAACGTCGTGATCAACGACACCCCCGGTCTGGTGCCGACCCCGATCCTCGGGCCGGTCTACAACAACTTCGTCGGCAACCGTCCGATCTGTGACGCCGTGGGCGTTCGCGCCATGCCTGGTGGCGGCAAGATCTTTATCCGTCCCAAGGTCGTGACGAACACCAGCATGGGCCAGCAGGTCAACGAGCTTGACCAGCTGACTCAGGGCACGTTCGTCGTGGACGACATTCAGGTGACCAAGGGCACCTACGGCGGGTTCGTCAACATCTCTGAGCAGGATCTGGACTGGACCGACCCGGCCGTGCTGGGTTTCCTGCTCGACGACATGACCCGCATCTACGCCAGCGCGACTGAGGAAGTGGCGGCTGACACGCTGGTGTCTGGCGTGACCAACAGCGACAACTTCACCGCAGCGTCGGTGGGCGACCCGTCCTACTGGGCCGACTGGATCGCCACCGCTGCCGAGACGATCGTCACGGCCAGCAACGGCAACTTCCCCACTCACCTGTTCGTGAACCCGAGCATGTGGGGCGAGATGGTGCGCCTGTCGGACGACAACAAGCGCCCGATGTTCCCGGCCGTCAACCCGCAGAACGCGCTGGGCGGCATGTCGTTCGGCACGGGCAACGGCACCGCCTGGGGCCTGCAGGTCGTGATGTCGCGCAACTTCGACGCGGCTACCCTGATCATCGGTGACGCAAGCGGCTACGAGCTGTTCGAGCAGCAGAAGGGTGCCCTGTCGGTCGACAATCCCGACGTGCTGTCGCGGACGATCGCTTTCCGCGGCTACTTTGCCGCAAAGATGATCGACGCCGACAAGTTCATCAAGGCCAACTTCGTCTAAGCCTGACTAGCTGACTGACTGCCCATGGCCACCTATGCGATCACACACCGCCAGGTAACTGACAATTTCCTTGTCGTGGCGACCATGGAGGGGACCGACATTGGCACTGGGCAGTCAGTCACGCTGGCTGGGCTTGGAGCGACCCTAAACGGCACGTACACCGTGGTGGCCGTGCCCACCCACCTGTTTGTGGGCGTAGACGATGAGGGTGATTTCCTTTTCGACTACGAAACGATAATTCTCAATCAGCTGATGTTTGACAAGACCCACGCCGATGTTGCGCGTGGAGCAGTCGACGGAACGCTTACCTGGACGACAACGGCAACGTGGATCACCGACGCTGACGTTGTGGCGTGGCTGGGCATCGCATCAGCAACGGCAAACGACACGGCTTTCATCACTACGGCCGTCAACGCGGCCAACGCTTACGCCTACCGCCGGCGGCGGGAAGCGGGCTATTACGACAGTCTGAGCACCGTGCCCAGTGCTGACGTCAAGCTCGGCACCATCATGTTCGCCGGCAGTCTGTACCGCGAGCGCGGATCTGTGGACTCATTCGCATCGTTCGAGCAGATGGGCACGCCGGTGGCGTTCGGGTCAAACGGCCAGATCAACCGTTTGCTGGGCGTCAATAGGTCACAGGTGGCATGACTGCCTCTGGCATCTTTGCGGCCGCTCAGGGGACGCTGGTGGCGTCCTTGCAGGCATTGGGGCTGGCCGTCGTGACCGACGTGCGGAATGCGCGGCCGATCACCGTCCTGGTCGACCCGCCGACGTTCAGCTGCTTCAACAACAACATTGCCGAGATTGAGTTCGGTTTGAAGGTGCTCGCTGCGCCGCCTGGTAACAGTGACGCCGTCGATTACCTGATTACGACCGCTGACACGATTATGAACAGCGGCATTAGCCTCATTCGGGGAATCCCGGGTGTTATGCAAATCGGTGGGCAGGAAGTCCCCACCTATGACCTGACAGTGCGGGTCGGAACCCAAAGGAGCTAGCCACCATGGCGGCAACGACTTACCTCTCACAGCCGGCATCGCTGACCATTGGCGGCGTGCAGCTGGCAGACCAGTGTTCAGCAGTGACCCTGACCCTCGGCCAGAACCCGCTTGTGTCGACCGCATTCGGCGACGGTGGCGAGCGCATGGTCGGTGGCCTGCAGACCGTCGAAGGCACCATCACGCTCTACTGCGACTATGGCGCAAACAGCGTCGAGGCCACGGTTGCGGCCGAGCTCGGGGCCGGCGACACGGCAATCGTCGTTCGCAAGGACGCTGGCTCCCCCAGCGCATCCAACCCCGAGTGGACGATCAGCGACACCATGATCGCCAACTACCCTGTGACCTACACCGTGGGCGAGCTGCAGGTCATGGAAGTGGCCTTCTCGGGCGGCACCTGGGTGCGCGACGTCACGACCTAGACAATCCAAAGGGGTAAACGATGGCTGAATCAGCAGCAGTAAACGGGAACATTGCCTTCACTACAAAGACAGGTTCCTACGTAGTGGACATTGCGGGCATCAAGAACACCGTGGCGTTTGAACGTCATTTCAATGTTTCCGCTCAGGTGCTGCAAATGGCACCGCGGCTGGAATACATCGCATTCATGGCGTGGAGTGCGGCACGGTCTAAGGATCTACCCGTTGCAGATACGTTTGACGGGTTCCTTGACGAGGTCGAGGATCTGGAAGTGATTGACGACGGCAAGCCTGCCGACTCAAATCCTACGGACGGGGGTCAGTCAGCCGAGCTCTAGCCCTGGTGCTGGTGCAAACAGGCTTCTGGCCCCCGGATGTACCCTTCACAATGAAAGACCTCAATACGGTCTTGGAAATCATCAGAGAAAGCCAACGCTGATGCCGGCGACAGTCAAGACCGAGATTGTGGGCGTGAAGGACACAATCAAGGCCCTGCGCCGGATTGACCCCGAGCTGCGAAAGCAGTTCAACCGCGACATGAAAAGCGTGCTGGCTGGGACGGTGGCCGAAATCAAGGCCGGGTATCCCAAGGCGCTTATGTCTGGAACAGTGCGCGACTGGACGCCAAACGTTGAACGCGGTTATCAGATCTTTCCATGGAACGCTGCAAAGGTCCGCCGGGGCGTGACCGTCAAGACTTCAACGCGCAAGAACAAAAACAGCGTCGTTTACATCAGCCAGTCGGTTCCAGGGGGCATCCTGTTCGAGACTGTGTCGCTGAATAACGAGCTGGGGCGAAACATTCGCACGATTGCGCCGCGGTCGATGTGGCCGACTGTCGACCGAAATCAAGGTGAAATCCTTGACGGCGTCCAGAAGATCGTCGTCAGGGTTGGCGACCTTGTGCAGAAGGAGATTGGGTAATGGCAATAACAATCCCAATCCTCACCGATTTCAACGGGCAAGGCATTGACCGGGGCATCGCAAAGTTCAAGCAGCTTGAGGGCACCGGGGCCAAGGCTGGGTATGCGATCAAGAAGGCGGCATTGCCTGCCGGCGTCGCAGTCGCCGCTCTTGGCGCTGCTGCCTTTGATGCAGTCAAGGGCGCAATGGCTGACCAGGCGGCTCAGGAGCAGCTGGCCCGCACTCTGGAAAGCAGCACTAGGGCCACCCGGGGCCAAGTCGCGGCAGTTGAGGATTACATCACTCAGACGTCAATGGCCGCTGCAGTGTCCGACGAAGAATTGCGGCCCGCGCTGGCGACTTTGGCGCGAGGCACCGGCGACCTAGAAAAGGCCCAAAAGGGGCTGGGGCTTGCCCTGGACATTGCCGCCGGCACGGGCAAGCCGCTTGCCAAGGTGTCCGAGGCCCTGAGCAAGGCATACGCTGGGAACCTCAAGGGCCTTACGTCGCTGGATCCGCGCATGAAGGCGCTTATCAAAGACGGGGCCACGGCCGAAGAAGCCATTGCCCTGTTGTCCAAGACCTTCAAGGGTGACGCTGCAGCTGCTGCAGACACGGCGCAAGGCAAGTTCAAAAGCCTGGGCATTGCGCTCGAAGAGACCAAGGAAAGCGTGGGCGCTGCCCTTCTGCCGGCCATTGAGGCCGTGCTCGGGCCATTGCAGGCGTTCGGAGCATGG